CACCAATCTGCAAGCAAAGGCACGGCAGTTTGCAGAAAACAATTTCTCCATGAAGCACATGCAGGAAAGCTATGAAAAGCTCTATGGCTAAACTGTCAAGGCAAAAAACTTTCGCGGTGCCATTCCCTTCGCATGTCCATAGCAACGTATGAACTTTCCACAACTATGCAGAAACCAATGGCACAAGGCGCAACCAACAGCTTTTTCCCATGAACAAAACAACTCTGTAACAGCATGTTACCATTTTGCAAGGCCCTTGTTTCAGGATAAAGAAATAGGTAAAGAATAGTAAAATAACACAGAAATATTTTGAAGATAGGTTGAAAAAACATATCTTTGCAACAGTGTTAGAGACAAACTATAAAGAAAAATCACTGTTATTGCAGCGAAATTAATTAGAGTTATAAACTAAAAAAGAAAGAATTATGAAGAAGATTGTGTTGGCTGCAGCATTGTTGCTCACTTCAGTTGCAACTTTCGCACAGCATGAAGTAGGTGACTTTACCATTCAGCCTAAGGTTGGTTTGAACATTGCAAACACCACAAAAACCGAGAGTAACTATAAAGTTGACTTCGTTGGTGGTGCTGAAGCAGAGTATCAAGTGGGTGAGATTTTCTCTGTAAGTACCGGTCTGCTCTACTCCCGTTTAATCCGGCAAAACGAAATGTACCGCTTTGGTAAAACGAAATGTGATTATTTTGTGTAAAACGAAATGTGTTTTTTTTCGAGCGCACACGTGCAAGAAACGCCTCAAAAAATCTTTTATTTTGAGGCGTTTTTCTATTACAAATATTTGTATATCTCGCAGAAAATTACTATCTTTGTATAGTATATATTGGGACTTTACGCACTCAAACATTGAGTTCAAACTTCACCGTCTCATCTCCTTCAAGTAATCGCTTGGTACAGTTTATATTATTCTCGTATATGTGCACGTTTCCGAGGCTCAACGTTATATTCTTTAGTGGTAGGTCTATCTGTCGTGCCATGAGGTAAAGGTGGTATATATCTGCAGGCAATCCTAAATTAGCATCACTGCTTCGCTGATAGGCCGACAAAACCAACTCGCCCGCATCTACCTGGAACTGCACAAGGCTAAGACAAGGGGCTTGGTTGCTTTCTGCGCCTGTTTCACCGAGGAAAAGCACATAATTCTTGCTGTTACGCTTCTCGCGGTTTATCTTGGCAATCAATGGCGGCAGTTTCTCAAAATAGGTCGGATAACTGTTCACCAGTACGCTTCCGCAATAGTCCCACCAGCTGATACCTGCTTCACGATATCGCTCCACCTGCCGCTCACCTTGCATGAACAGCTGTAGTTCATTTTTCAATTTCTTTCTTGCTATGCTGTGGCTCTCGAATATGTCGAGCAGGTCGACTGGAGATAATGACAGCTGCTCGTTGAGCAGGTAGCGTATACAGCCTTTTCGGTTATGTTGTGTCTTCCCTGAAGCTATGATCCGCTTCAAAATTTCGTGATATTTGTTCATCGTTCGAATGGTATTTGAACAGTATTTTTATAAAGCATGATATCCGTATAAGAAGCGTTATAGTTCATATGAGCCTTGAACTCCCTACGGTGGCAGTTCTCAAAGGGGTTACCGATGAGCTTGTTCTTGCCGATCCATTCACAAAGCTCTGTTATGGAGGATTTGTTTGAAGTGAAGTAGATGAAACGATGACCAGCAAGGATGGTTAGTATATCAAGGTAATCAGACAGTTTCCAGTACATTTTGTATGTTTTGCTGTCTGTGCTCAGATATGGAGGGTCAACGAGGAACACCACGCCGGGTATATTCTTGTACTGCTCGAACAGCTGACGATAATCACACGAGGTAACGGTCAGGCCGTCAAGGTAGGTATCGGCAAGTGGGTAATCGGTGGCTTTTATTCTGTTATATAACGTTTCTTTCGACAACTCTTCATAGCAGGTGGCGTATTTCATCGAAAACAGGAGCGAGCCTGACAGAGTGATATAATCAATATAACCGAAAGTGTGCTCATACTCGTGTATGCAGGAAAGAACGCTCCTACGCATGGCGCCTGCAATGGCTTTCTTTCTTGGATAATCGCACAGAATGCTGCGCAGCCTGGAGAGCAATGCGTTGGTCTGTGGAATGTGCTCCAATCGCAGCCTATAACCGTCGAAGTCATTATAGACTACGGTGGAATTCGGTTTCTGATACTTGGCAATATGTGACAGCAATCCACTGCCTCCAAATAAGTCTACAAAAGTTGTACCGTCAGGAAACTGTTGGAGCACCTTGATGTACTCTTTGGCGAACATCCGCTTCTGTCCCTGAAATGGAAGCGGTGCTGAAAGATATTGTTTCTTCATCATTTTTGTTTTTTAGTGGCTTGCAAAGGTCGGCATATCGCTCAAAGAGAAAGAATTTTCATCTACAATCATACTGCAAACAAATTACACTCGCTATTAAAGCGTTTGACGAGGCTGTAGACAGTACGCTCACTCACGGCGTAGCGAGTTGACAATACTAACACGATATAGGATACTTTCTCACCGTGCAGACGTAGTTCTGTATAATCATTGTAAAGGTCTATATATCGCTCATCTTTCAGACGTATACCGGCCGCGCGAAGCCTTTTTATCAATTCCCTGTTAAATTTCAAGATGTCTATTATCTTCATAATCATATTTTTTTGTATCTTTGCATCATCTCACTTACATTAAAAATAACTCAGAGTGCGGACAAGGGCATTTGCCCCCGGTCGCGCACTCTGAGTGTTTTGGTTAATATGTAGGTGAGATGACTATTAACAGGCCGGGGGCTTCTTTTTTCACTCCCCGGGAGATTATTTAATTGGCTATATACTACTTTGTTAGCCAATCAAGTTTTTCTGCATCTTCGAACGTTCTATCCGAACCTTTGTACGCTTTGAGGAGTTCTGCAGCGTCGAGCGGGTCGATGTCTACTTCGACCACTTTTTCTGATAACGACTTGAAATACTCCTCGCCTTTCTTGTTCCACGCTGCAAACCACACGTTGATTTCTGCGATTTCGCGTTTTTCGGCCTCGGTCATATCGCGGTCATCTTCCTTGACTTTACGCTCAAGTTCCTGCGCCTCTTTCACACGCTGCTGCATCTTCTCAAACTCTTCGTCCTGAAGTGTTACGCGCACCTCCTCGATATCTTTATCATAAGCCTCCGAAACAGGGCGCAAAGCTTTAAGGTTCTTCCACACCGCAAACATAGCTTCATCGCTCATGCTGCTTACTTTCAACGTCTTCAGCGCTCTGTAGGCTTCAACTGCTTTGATCGTTTTTACTTTCATATTTACTTTAATTCTTACTAAATTACTTTGTTATTTACTTTTCTTTTGCTTCTGTTGCGCTGACAGTGCCGAGCTTCGATGCATTTGCCTTGCAGTACTTAACGAACTTTGCAACGTCGGTGACCACGCTGATGATTTCATCTTCATCGGTAGTCAGATAGCTGATGTTGATACCTCCGAAATGCGCAAATGTAGCGAGCATTTCCTTGTTACCCTCGTTGCTGCTTACACTTCCGTTTTCGATGTTTGCATACTTGTCGTTTTCAACCGAAACGACAGCCTTGATTGTTGTGCTTGCGCCTACTGCTTCAACACTCGCCTTGAAACCTGCGATTGCTTTTACTTTTACTTCCATAATTGTCTATTTTATTGATTAATAAAAGGGTTTAATTCTATAATATAGATTTCCTGCGTTACGGTCATGAACGTGTATTCAATCTTGTAGCGCTGTTCAGCCTTCAGCCCGCTAAAGATATGTGTGTATTTTGTTCCAGCTTCGATATCAGTAAAGGTGAACGCCTGCTCTCCTGCCAACAGCGGTGAGCCGATTTCGCTTGACGTGAACCTCAGTCTTATATAGAAGTCCTTGTTGTTTGAAGTACGCACATAGTTGTCCTTTATCTCTACCTCTACGATAACACGTCCTCTGATGTCCTCACGCGCTTTAATCGTAAAGTAGTCATTTATGTGCTGTGCATCAGAAACGATTTCGACAGCAGATGATTTAAAGTCATGTATCGTGTAGTAGATAGTAGCTTGCACTGGAGGTATGTTGAATGCAAGCGCCCTGGAACAAAGGAAAATATAGGCTTTATAGCTGCCCGTTGCGAAAATCATACCCTGCATTTCCACGCTTGTCCCCCCATCTTTCAGCGGTTTGTCAGAAGTTTTGAAATAAGCAATCTGTCCGGCAGCATTTTTCAGTACAAGCCCGAAATAAGCCTCCGACAATTTACCGAATTCCTGCAGCGTCAGTTCGTTTTCCGTACCGAGACTTTTTATCATCATCGTTGCGAATACGCTGCCATTTTCATTTGTCTTACTTGTGACAAAAGGCCTTTTGAAAGGCTCAGTCGCAGCATGCTTGTAGCCTATGAAATCAGACAGCCGGTAAGGGCATGCAAAGGTAGAACCTACTTTCACACGCGACCAGTTGCCCAAACCTTTATCGTACAATTCTGTCAGGTTTTGTAAAGTGCTGCTATGTGCGATTTTTATACCGCATATCCCGACACCCTCAAAGTCTGCACCCTTGAACCACGTTGCATTGTCACGCCATTTTCTATTTTCAAAATCAAACTCGTCGGAGGTGAAAGGCTTGTTCAGTTCCACGGGCTTAAACTTCGCCCACATGTTTATCTTATCGCTCCTGCATAACGTAGCAAGATCGTTGCTTGTTTCGCCCAAAACAGTCTTCACATCTGCGATGCTGACAGGGGCCTGTATAATGCCATTTACGATGCTCATTTTCAGTTTCCTTTTAATTGTTCTATTTCTGTTTCAAGCACTTTTATCCGCTTCTTCAACCGCTCTACCTTATTATCAACTTGTACAGCTGCCCCGAATGCGAGTGCAATAAGTCGCGTGTCGAGGTAGTTCAGCTTCATGTAGCCGTCAGCATTTGTATAAACCATGCTCCCAAGTGCGCTTCCTTTCACGTTTTGCGCAATAAATCCGACACTGTGCTCACCCGTACCCTTGTAATCAAATTGCCAGGTTCCGCCGAGCGAGCGGATTATCCGCATGCTGTCCACGGCCTTGATATTCGCTTTCAAACGCCTGTCTGACGTTGTGTAAGCTGTTACGCCACCATGCGCCAGCACGTTTCCTGTAAAAATTGCAGTTCTGTCCCGGCTGATAACGAGTGCATTCTGCCAACCGTTGTTGTACACGTTAAATTGCAGTTCGTCGCCCTCAAAAAGCGTATAAAGAGGGCGGTCGTTGCAACCGAAATAAACGGTATTGGAAGAGGATATAAACAATGCCCGCTGATTGCCACCCTCCTTATCTCGCAAGCTCAACCCTTTGTTGTTAGCGAGGTACAGATAACCATCCACGAGCAGCTCATCCGTAATTCGTGCATTTCCATTTACGTCAAGTTTGTAAACAGGAGCATTAGTACTAATGCCTACATTATTCCCAGCGAAATGCAGCAGATTATTGATATTCGTCACGCTGCTTAACTCCCCTGTGACATTCCCTGTACCGTCGAAATTCTGTCCCCAAATCTTGCGAGTTTGCTCAAGTTTTGTTGCACTGTTAACTTCACATTTAAGCAGCGTACCGACATCAGAAGGCAATTGCGGATAATAGGTGTTGTCACCATTCAAGGTGATAAGGCTCTCTTCCAACACTGTGATGAATTTTGTATAATCAAAATCATTGAAAGGGGCCCAAATTGAGAATATTCCTGTATTTGCATTGTAATAAAACTGCAAAGCATTTACTATGTCATTAAAGCTGCCCGTTGCACGTATATCAGCATCATAGGATGATAAAGTAGAATTTACACGAAAAAGAAGCGTTATAAACCCAACCCCTTTGTGACGTGATATCATTGCAAAAATAAGTTTATTGATTGACCATGGATATACTTTCTTTGATTTTGAAATGCACCGGTAGCCACCTCCGGCACCACCTTCTGTACTGACATCTAAACTTAGCTGTGTGACTTTCCCGTCCGAAGTCAGAATTTTTGAGTAATGCTTACCTCCTACAAATTCAGAATTCAGATTATGGATCATGCTCGTGTTCTGCATTGTTCCACCGGCAAGAGATAAGTACTTACCCGTCACAACATCATCAGTGAGCTGAGAAAGTTTCGTCAGGTTCTTTTCATCCCAAATCTTTATCCACTTCGCATCCTTGATAGCTTTGCCAACAGCCTCGTTCTTACGATAGTACACGTCAGAGTTTACAAAAGTAGGGAGCGCAAGCTGACTGATCCAGTTCACACTGTCATTTTTAGACCAGTCCATCGAAATCACATGTCGCCAGGTTGCGTCAATTCCGCTCTTTGTAGTCATCACAGCATAATAGCCTGCCACATCAGGTGCGAAATCGACTTCTCTGTGCGTCTTGAATGTATCTACGATACCATAGCCGTCTACGGTTGTAGGCTTATCTCGCAACTGCGAGAAAGCGTGCGTGTGTGATATGCTTGCTGCATCAGTGATGCCATACCCCTGCAGAGTCGTAGGCTTTTGTGTCAACGATGCAAAGGAATGCGAATGTGCAGACGGATTGAACTCATTCGGTTTGTTCTTGATAATCGACCAATCTACCGAGGTCAATGCGCCACCCTCAACTTTCTTTAATCGCTCATTAAGGTCGTTACCGAGGAACGCCGAGAGGACGGCTGCCGCCTTTGCGGTAGTGTAGTCGCTCCAACGATCCAGGCGCTCATAGCTTGTGCCGCCACTTTCGCTACTTCCACCCTGCACGGAGCCTGCACCGAATGCCGTCAATCCACCTGTTGCATACAGACCCGCAGCCTTTCTTGTATCCGAAACACGTGTCAGGAAAAGTGCGCCGCTCTTCTCATCATAGCTGATTTTAATATCGCCGATAGTGATGCCTTTGAGGAAATTTATCAATTCCTTGGCTGTATCTTCCTTATCCTTGCGCAGGAACTCATCGTATGCAGGGCTGTCCTCTGCCAAGGCGCGCGCTTTATCGGCATAGGCGGCCCGGGCTGCATCGTTTGCCTGCAGTGCCTTGTCTGCCTGTTCTGCAAATGTAGCCTTGTCTGCCGACAGTGCATGCCGTACGTCGTCACTCTGTGCCCAAGGCGTTGTGCTGCCGCCCCTGCCGGTTCCCTCAGCCCGCTTTCGGGCAAACATCTTGATATCAATCATTGCTGTCTATTTCCTTTAATGTCAGTTCTGCCGTTCCCTCTGCAAGGTTTCTGCTGATGCCCTGCACAAAGAAGTTCTTGTTTAGAAAATTATGCCTATAGTGTGCAAACGGGTCTACAAACCCTCCGCGGATATCCGTCATGTGCTGTGTCATGATCACCCGTGGCGCATGATATTCCTGATAGTAGCTGTTCACATAGAACTGCTCGGGTTTGGCCATGCTGTCTGTCATTCGGCTGTAGAGCGTGAGTACGCCGTCACCGCTGACAGCGTCTACGGGAGTAGAGAGACAAAGGGCATTCTTGACACCTATCTGCATGCATTCGTCATGCGTCAGGGCAGAGGTAACCTTGAACTCAAGGTCGTCCTTGCGATTGCAGAATGAACTCTGCGCTGCACTCATATAAACAATGTCGTGTTCATTCCCCAGCAACTCCGTCTTCCCATTGTCGCTCACCACTTTCACCTCGAAAGACTTTATCTGTATTGAACTCACATGAGCCAACAGTGGAATGGCATCTTCGGTCCATTTTGTGTGTCTGAAGAATGTAGGATGACGGCGTGTGATATCACTCCAAAGAACATTTACCGGACCAAGGACGATAAATCTTACCGCACCGCTCACATGGTCTCGTTTCCGAATAGGTATAGCCATACCTTCACTGTCTACGCCATGCTTCCAGCTGATGTTGTTCTGAAGGCTGTATTCGTGACCAATCAGTTTATCACCAATTTTCGGGTCAAAACCTATCGTGAAACTCTGCTGATAGTATTCATCATCACTGCTGCACTGGGAGCGCTCCTTGTACTTGCGCCACTCGAAATCTTCCATCTGCGAGCCGCTTCCTGTCTCAACGACGCATTTGTCACCGATGATAAGCATACAGGCTATGAGTCCTACCTTGCTGATTTTATCAGTTCCGTCACCCACGCTGCTGTACTTGAATTCATACAGCTCAGGGGCAGTGTCCGTGAATGGATACCACCCACTATCGCCACTTTCGTCCCAGCGGGCCTCTTCATTATGCTTAGGGTCTGAATATGTCTGTTTCCAGAATTTGCGTGTATAGTAGAGTCTGTCTCCTTTTTTGTTCTTTGTCACATTCCCCCTTACGGCAACCTTGCCTTCAGGTGGTGTTCCGCCGAGCGGCATGAACACCCATTCCTTAGTCCGCAGGTCGTGGTATCTGGCTGTTACTTTCACGATTGGGTTCAGGAGCATTTTCCCTGAAAACACAATATAGTTCGTTGTCTCCTCATCGACAGGGGAAAACATCCCCCCGGAATGCTGACTCACATAAGTGGCATAAGGAATGGCACTGCGAAGAGCAGCCTCGTCAGGATACACCTCTGCAGCACTGTTCTTTTCATTACCATTTACTGACAATACCAACACATTATCCATATTGATTTTTGACACGGGGCTGTTATCTTTCCTGGCCATAGCCCGCTCCACCTTGCCATAGGAAACGAGTGCAGCCCCAAGATGATTACCGAGCCATTGCAACATTGCATGTTGATTCTTACCATCCTGGCCGAAATAGCTATTAAGGTCTTTATCAGCATTGGCTACATTATCATGCATTAGAAATTTCCACTCAGGATGCCGCTTTATCCACACATACCAATCTACGATGCTTCCATCATCATAGTCGGTATCACCTTCAAGCACCAAGTCTCTGAAACCTCTGTAAGCCCGTTTTCCATCGCCTAAGCTGATCAGTTCTGACATGTATTTCTGCCGTGCCGCGAAATAACTCGCGAGCGTACTTTCCTCCAGCGGACTTTCGATGAGACTTTCCTGTTTCTCCACCTTGCAGGTCAGCAGCAGCTGGTTGTAGATTTCGCCGACACTGATGGTGGTATCCGTGCCTGCGACCTTTTCAGTCGTTATCCCTATCAGCCTGTGTGGTGTTGTCAGAGGCTTGTTGCTGTAAAGGTCTTTCCATACGATGTTTTCTGCCTTCTTTACATTCTCCCACGAAAACACATAGAAAGAAAAGCCCTGCTGTACGATGTGCAGGTTAAGATACTTCAGCAGTTCGGTCAGCACCTCTTCTGCCGTCCACACGTTATCTTCATTATCAGAGAGGAACAACAGTTCATGAATACTTATCTGTGAGAAAAATCCGAATGTACTCTCAGATTTACTCATCCCGATGCTTCCGTCATAGTAGCAGGCCAGGCTTTTCCTGCCCTGAATATCAAGATTATCTGACAGCAGCTCACGGATGATATCCAGGAAGCTGCGCTGTCCCGCGTTCTCTTTCACCTCCCTGTAGGTGATACCCTGCACGCCGACATTCCTGTACTTGCCATATTGCAGGGCCGTCAGCACGTCGATGCAGCTGAGTTCGATTTCGTCTTCTTCCTCATTGTAGGCCTGTGAATAGGTCTGCGGTTCTATAAAGCCTGCTAAGAGGCATTCTCCCTCGCGATAGATATTTACTACAGCATCACGGCAGGAAGCACAAAACAGGTCGGGAATGAAATTCTTAACCAGCAGGCGTACAGTAGCCTGATATTTAAGCAGCACGTCGAACGTATCGCTCACTTGGCTTTCAATCTCTACGGGGTCATCCGTCCAGTTGATGCCGCAGCCTTCGGTGCCGATTTCAACTTCATTCGTACGGTCGCCCCGAGTTAGGATATGTACCTCTATGCGCTCGTTCTTTTCGTTATAGAAGTGTCCGTGTATGTACATTTTTACCTTTTTACAGTTTGATGTTTGTCTTCCGTCTGCTGATACGTGTCTCGTTAGCCAGTGCCAGTACGAGGTCACGGCCACGCAGTCTGGCCTCCAATCGCCCGCCACCATTACCACCATCACCGATAATCGATTTTAGTTTATTCAGCGGTGCAATCACTTCGGGGTTTGAGCGTGCCCCGGCATATTCGCCCATGATCGAGAGTGTTGGTCCATAAACGATGCCACCGTCGGCAAACGGAGTGACGCCATTGATGAAGTTGAAGAGGCGGCTCTGCTGCGCCCCGTTGAGTATCATTTCGCCTGAGTTCACGCGTGCCAGCAATTTGTCGCCACTGGGTGACGAACCACCCACGATACCACCATTTGCGAACGCACCGCTGACGGATGCCAGGGCAGCAACAACAGCGGCCACACCTGCGGCAATGGCAATGAGGTTATAAGGGAAAGGCATGCTTGCACCGCTGGCCGTAGCACTGGCAATGGCTTCACCACTTTTAGCAGCAGTGTTGGTAATTGTCGCAGCCGTATCAGCAGCCGTGGCAGCAGTGTGTGTTGCTGTCGCTGCGGTTTCGCTGGTTGTTGCAGCAGTTTTCACTTGACTGGCTGCCGAACTCATCTGTGTCGTAACCGTCATGGCCTTGATAAGGTCTACTACGCCTGCAATGCCCTGGAAGATCTGTATTGCACCATCTACCACGCCCGCGAGTGTCTCCCACGCATTACGGCCACCTTCAAGGGCATTGGTCATCGATGAGATACCGCCGGCGACACCTTTCGTATTGCCCCACAGGTTCTCGAAACTCGCATCGCTCTTTCGCAGCACTTTTTCATATTTCTTGTAGGAGCCGACGAGTTTCTCTACCTCCCCGCGCTGACTCTTATCAAGCGGGTTCTTGGTGTCACGTAGCATGTCCTGAAGTTCCTTGATGCGCTTCTTTACACCGTCAAGGCCCATTACCTTGAGTTCCAATTTCAACTCTTTTGCGTCCATGCCGTTCAGCTTTGCGGTTTCGGCATGCATTTCAGGCAGGTGTGTCATGCGGTTCAGTGCCTCCCGCTTCTGCTCTAATGCCACAATAGTTGCACCGATGCTGCTTATCTCTTCTCCCGAGGCCTTCTTTTGTTTTGCCTGATAGTAGCTGATGGCTTCGTCGAGCTTCTCCATCGTGTTCAGGCGGCTGATGTCCTCCGGAGCCTTCAGACCGGCAAGGGTTTCGTCCCACTTTTTCTTCAGGTCACCAAGGGCATTAATCTGCTTCTGTATTTCCACACGCTCGGTGTCCGTGGCTGTCTTGAGTTTTTTTGTATAAAAGGCAATTTCGTTATCCAGCTGCTCATAGGTCTTTATCTCGTCAAGACGCAATGCCACGTGCGAACTGTCCTCGAACGCCGTTCGAAGCGTGTTCAAACGCTTGATTTCGCTGTCGATACCCGCCAATTTCTCATTGCTGGCTTTCTTGCGCAACTGCTGTTGATATTGCAGCTCTGCATCTATCTTCTCTAACGTGTTCAGTTCCTTGGGCCGCTTCGCACGGTCGATTTCGGCCTGTATGACCGCGCCTAATTCCTTGTATTTCGCAATAAGTCGGGTGAGCTTCTGTATTTTTGCTGTGTCAGCCTTATCGGTCTTCTTCAGCTGCGCCTCGTAGTAGGAAACATTCCTGGCCACGTCGTCAAGGGTTTTAGCGACTTTCACAGGCTTTCCTGTCTTTGAAGTGCCCGTTGTCTTTTCTGCCTTCTTCCCTGTTGAAACGCCTTGCTCGCGTTTGTTCACGGCATCACGACGGTTCACCTCCTTCTGCATCCGGCCTATTTCCTTGTTCAGGCGTTGGCGTTCAGCCGTAGCATCGCCTTTCAGCCGGCCCACTTCCTGCTGCTTTTCCTCAATTTCCTGCTTGAGTTCCTCGGTCGTGGCATCGTTCATGTTTCCACCTGTAAGCTTCGTCGACTTGCGTGAACTCTCCAACTGCTTCTGTGCCGATATCATGTGTGAGATACAGGAGTCATAACGTGTTTGCAAGCCGCCTATCTTCGTGTTCAGAGTGTCTATCTCGCCACCCAATCGGTCGTAATAGTCCCTGCCGCCGTCCGAAGTTTCCCAGTTATAGTGGCTTCTGCCGTTCTTGTCTAAGAACTGCTGTCCCAACTGACGGCGTTCAGCCTCCTTGCTTTCTTTCTCCAACTGCGCTGCAGCTATCTGTGAGGACAGCACTTTTGCCTGTGCCTCATAGCCCATCTGTGCACAGTAGACCTTACTCTTCTCTATCAGCGTATCGTACCATTCGGCCGCCGTGCGGTGATATCCGAAGCTCTCGCCGTACTTCTTGTTCAGTTCCGATACTTTCTTGGCTGCATTCTCATGATTGTGGATGAGCGAGGCAAGGCGGCTGATCTCTAAATCCAGTTCTGCACGCACATCCGACGATGCCCGGCTGAAAGCATCTTCGCTCTCCTTGAGCTGATCTACGCTCTCAGCCGTATCCTCGGCTTCATCACCCATGAGACCGAACAGACTTACCAGTCCGGTGATGACAACCGAAATTCCTAAAGTGAGTGCGGCATACAGGGCGGTCACGGCAACGCTCAGTGCCAGCGTGCCGCCAGCCGCTGTGTACCCACTTGCCGACATGATGTTCTGTGCCGTTGCCACGACCTTTTCATGTACGGCCAAGGCGAGTCCCTTGACAGCCGTCAGGCTGAATGCTGCA